CGGTGACCAGGACACGTCCACCTGCGACGGTGAAGAGCGCGCCGTACGCCGTCGCGGGGAGGACGGCCGTGTCTCGGTCGACCTTGGTGCCGACCAGCATTTCGCGGAAGGCGCTCGCGCCGAGAAGGTTACTCATGCCGTCACCGACGCGAGGTTCTGCGGCGCCCGCTGCAGCGCCAGGTCATGCAGGATGGCCGTGACTACACCCGCGCCGTCGGCCGTGCACTTCACGTACGGCTTGCCGTCCGGACACATGCCGGACAGGACCTCGATGATGACCTGGTCCTCGGTGACGTCCGCCGCCGTGACCAGCGAGCCGGCCGACATGGTCGTCTTGTGCCAGACGCCGGACGCCTGGTCCGCCGAGCGGCCGTAGTAGTGGTCGATCACGTTGGGCGTGACCGCGCCCGTGCCCGCCGCGTCGGCCGCGAAGGTGAGCTGGAACTGGGTCGCCCCGTCCACCTCGAAGCCGCTGAAGCTGACCCCGGCCGCGTTCTGGAGCGAGACGTAGGTACCGCTGGCGGGCTGGATCACGTTGTAGAGCCGGCCGAGAGCTTCTTCCTGCATGGTGCTTACTCCTTATCTCCGGGCCGGGGTTTCAATGCCGGCCCGGTTCGGCCCTACTCCCTCGAGGGGTGCGGGCCTAGACGGTCGCTCAGCGAGCGCCGAGCGTGACGAACGGGCTCAGGGTCGGGCCGGCGTTCTGCGGGGTGATCGCCGAGAGGACGGCCGGGCGACCATCGTTGCGCTGGATCGCGCGGATGGTTGTCTGGTCCGAGGTGAACTTGACGTGCGCCGAGGTCTCGATGCTCAGCGCCTCGCGGTCGCCGATCATGTACTTCGAGCAGTCGACGAGGGACAGGTCCGACTGGTCACCGAGTACGCCCGGGGTCTTCTCGGTCATGATGACCGGTCGGCCGAGCAGGGTCAGCACCGGGGAGCCGTGCGCGTCGGTCAGCCAGACGGCCGAGCCACCCGTGCCGACGTTCAGCGCCATGGTGGCCAGTTCGACGAACGTGTCCGGGGAGGCCAGCCAGACGGCCGAGCCGATCGACTGCGGCAGAACCCGCGAGTACATGTCGATGCAGTTCTCCCACAGGATGGTGGCCGCACCCTGGCCGGCCCGCTTCGCGACCACGATCAAGGCCGGGTTGGCCGCGTTGAGGATGCCCAGCGGCTCGGCCGAGCCGGTGCCGTTGATGTAGTCCAGGTCCTCGAACCAGCTCATCGCCTGGGGCAGGTTCTGGCCGAGCCAGGCCATCAGTGCCCCGCCGGTGTCCTTGATCGTCTCATTGGTGATGTAGGCGAGCGCGGTCTGCTTGGTCACGTCGAGCTTGATCCGGGCGAACTTCGCCTGACTCTCGACGAACTCCTCACCCTCGTCGGTGCGGTAGACCACGATGCCGCCGAACACGCTGGACACGTTCGAGGTGGCGTCCACCGTCGGGAACGAGAGCGTGTTGGTGCCCATCGGGATGACCATGGCCCGCGGCCGGACGACGGCCGACTCCAGCGCCGTGCTCATGATCTCGGTGCGGAACTCCTCCGGCACCAGGAAGCCACCGTCGGACGGCACCTTCTCCTGGTAGGCGTTGAGGATGTCGAGCTTCGCGTTCAACTCTTTGACGTTCGCCAGCCGGTTGCGGTCGTTGTGGTGCCAGATCGACTGGACGAACTCGCCGAGATCCTCGAACTTGCCGTCGAGCCCGGCGCCGGCCGCGCGCTTGTTGCGCTTGACCTTGCCGCCGGCCAGCGGCGGGCGCGCGGCTTCCGGCTTGACGCCGTTGTCCTTGAGGAACTCGGTCAGGCTGGCCTGGGTCAGCTCGGCCACGGTGCGCTGAAGGTCGGCGCTCTCGTTGGTCTGGGCGTCGACGTACGACTTGAGGTGCGGCTGGAAGCCGTTCTCCTTGTCGTTCATCGCTTCGGTGAACTTCTCCGGAGTATCGAGGCCACTCAGGTAGTGATCCCACTCCGCGGGGGTCTTCGGCAGGGCCACGGTGGTCATGCGAAGGCTCCTTTCATGATCTCGGAGAACTGCTGGCGATCCCACCGGACAGTGGTCTCGGGTTCCTCGGTCGGTTCCGGGGTCTTGTGTGCGGCCAGGAAGGCGCGGGCGCGGGCGCCGAGGACCGGGTCCCAGCCGGAGAGCAGCCGCGCGACCGCGTACTCCTCCTCCTCGGAGTCCTCGCCGTGAGTGAAGGCGGTCACCGAGTCGTACAGGCCGGCGTCGAACGCTTCGCTGCCCGTGTACCAGGTGCCGTCCTCGCCGTTGACGGTCATCACGTCGCGCCAGAATGCCGCGTCCTCGCCGGCCCGGTCGGCGTACATTTCGGCCATCGAGCCGGAGACCTTGTCGAGCAGGTCGGCCGCGCTGCGCAGGGTGGCCGAGTTGCCGTAGGGCGCGGTCATCGCGTCGTGCAGCATGACGAACGAGTTCTTCGGCCCACGGATGTGGTCGCCGGCCAGCATGATGAACGAAGCGGCGCTGGCGGCAAGACCGTCCACGTCCACAGTGACCAGGCCCGGGTGTGCGGCGAGCAGGCTATGGATCGCTACCCCATCGAAGACGTCCCCGCCGGGCGAGTTGAGCTTGACGTTGATCGGGCCGGGGCCGATCTGCTTCAGCGCACCGGCTACGTCGGTGGCCGCGATACCGTCGGAGAAGAATCCGCCGCCACCGATGATGCCGTAGATCATCAGGGTGGCGGGCGCGGACGCGTCGGCGCGGGGGCTGAAGGTGAAGCCGGGGATGTCGCGCGGTTCGGTGGTCTTCTGGCTGGATACGGAGCGGAAGGCGAAGTCGACGGCGGGCTGTAGCGCGGTGAGAATCTCGCGACGTCGCTTGTTCATTCACTTCTCCGCTTCACGATCTTGCACCGGCACCGGTTGCCGTACTGCGCACCCACGCACTTGATATATCCGCGCCCACCGGGGTAGTCGGCGTACGCCGAGCTGCGGTTACGGTACAACGTCCCGATCTTCTTCTTGCACGGATCGCAGCAGTTGTCGTCCCGGTGGCCGACCACCTTCCAGCGCATCGCCGCCGTGATCGTCATACGACGCGCCGATGCAGACGGCTCAGGTTGGTGATCGTGCGGGGCGTGGCCGGCACCTCGGGGCGCAGAAACAGTCCCTCGAACACTTCAGCCTCGCGCTCGTCGTCCTCGTCAGGCGGGTTCGAGGGCGGGGTCGGACATGGGGTCCGTCGCGGGAGCTCCTCCGAGTTGGGAGGGGACATGGATCACCTCCGGCGCCCGTTCGGTGAACATCATCCGGGGCAGGTCGACCGTGTCACATGCCTCATCGGCATCGAATCCGGCACCGACCAGCGCCACCACGGCGTTGACCTTCGCGGTCAGGGTCGCGTTGTCGGTCTCCTGATCGGGCGGGACCGGCGAGTCGTAGTCGAACTCCAGACCGCCCGCGGTCGCGCCGAACTTCGGCAGGAAGTCATTGTTCAGCGCACCCTTCCACCGCTCGAGGCGGGGAACGGTCAGGGTTTGCGCCATCAGCGCGAGCGAGGCCTCGGCGCTGGCCCGGTTCACGTCCTGCACGTCGCCGAGGCCGAACTTGGGGAAGCCGTACGCGTCGAGGATCGCCTGTTTGGTCAGGCCGCGGGACTCCACGAACTGCATGTCCCGCTGGGTGTAGGAGATCGGCATGAAGGTGGCCTGCTCGAGCACGGCCACCCGGCCGGCGTTGGAGATGCCCCGGTGCTGGGAGTTCCAGCGGGTGGTCATCTCCTCCCACTCATCTTCCTGCATGCGCCGGTCAACGGTGATGACGCCACCCGGGTTGGCGTTGTTCTGGAAGAAAGCGGCCGACCACTGGCCCTGCGCACGGTCGTTGTCCAAGTCGTCGTCGAGGGCGGGCAGCGGAGACTGGCCGCGGTAGATGTCGAGTGGCGCGGGGGTGCGCACCATGATCACGTCTTCGCGGTTGAGCGGGACCTCTTCGCCGTCGGGGCCGCGGTAGACGTAACCGGCGATGAACTCGGTGTTGCTCTCGATCGGCGTCATGCGGTCCGGGCGTACCGGCCACAGCTCGAACGGGATCTTGCCGATGCGCACGACGACCCACCAGGACTCGCCGGCGAGATCGAGGTGTTGCTGTCCGGTCTCGAAGATCTCCTGACGGGTCATGAAGTTGTTGGGCCGGTTGAGCACGGTCAGCGCGGCGTGCTTGGTGACCTCGGTCCGATCACATTCCAGGCCGGACGCGGCGCTGCGGTAGAGGCGCCAGTTGACCAGCGAGGTGGACGAGGCGAGCTTGGAGACGACGCCGAACAGGGTGCCCGAGTCGGAGTAGAGGGCGAGTTGGCCCTCACGGCCGCGGCTGCCGGACTGTTGCGCGCGGCCGAGGGCGTTACGCCAGCGGGAGATGTAGGGGACAGCGGGAGCGTCGGCGACGATGCCACCGAGCAGGCTCCGCATGCTCACCTACGTCTCGCCTCCAGAAAGAACAGGGCCACGGCCGCTGTGAACAGGCCCAACGTGTGGCTGATGGTACAGCTAGCGATCACCAGGACGGTACAGGCCGTAA